GGACTACAAAAAACCCCACACAACAGAGGACGCGAGTCATGTTTGACAAGCAAATAATTAAAGAGGCCGTTGGCCGTAAGTTCTTTTCTGTAACCTTTATTAAAAAGGATAATTCACTTCGTAAGATGGTTTGCGTATTACCATCAGCCGAACGTTTCTTTTCGGGCGGTGAGTTACGCGGTAACCGTGAGCGGTTACTGTCGGTGGTTGATATCAACCTACTTCGTAAAGGTGAAGACCCCAAAAAAGCGTGGAGGTCAATCAACCTCGACACTATCGTTGAGTTCAACTTCATGGGTCGTGATTGGGTTAAATAAAGGAGACGGGGCTGGCAACAGCCCCGATTTTGAGAGGGCAGTAAAATGAGATGTAAAAACACAATTAAAAAGTATATTCCTCGTGGCTATGACTTCCGCGAAATCGAATATCCGTGTGGCTCTACTGGGATTGATGGCGAAGCTATCTGGTGTAACGAATGTGAGGGATCTGATCGGGTTCGTCGTATCGAGGCCAACAGCAAAGCAGATAATGCCTGGTGTCGTTCGGCTGGCTGGGGGGAAATGTAAATGGCTAAAGAATATACTGCCGAGTTCCCATATCGGGATAAAGACGAGTACGAGTTTACCGTTTGGCTCACTTTTTCAGAGACTATTGAAGAAGATGTAAACTACGAACAACGGGAGCTTTTGAGTATTGACAGTTACCACGCGGTTAGCCGTGGCAGAACCTTGAACACTGAAGAAGGTTCCGACGTGTGGGAAAAAGTAAAGGAAGCCGTCGGCTGCCGAGACGTTTACGATATTCAAGAAGTTGATTACAGCTAACAACAACCGAAGGGGCGAAAGCCCCTCCATTGGAGGACACAATGAAATATTGGAAAGTTGAACATAACGGCGAGTGCATTCGGATTGAATGGAACGAGAGCGCGACCTTTAATCTACAAACCCGAATTAATGATCAATGGGTAGATTATGAATGTTTTACCCGCTATGGCTTAGCTACTGAGCAAGAAGCTTTAGAACATGCTCACGAATACCTAGCATTAACGTGCACATTCACAGGTGATTCAGACAATTGGAGGACACAATGAAAAATTTCACAATCTCTTTGCATTTCTTCGCAGGATTTATCCTGATTTTGAGTGGAGTCGGATACATCGAAGACAATCCTTTGACAATCCTACACACACTAATCGGTTTCGGTTTGTCCCTAGCGGGGATCGCGCTCTGGATTCTAGGGCTGCTGCTTGGCTCTAGTAGAATATAAAACCCAGGCTGTAGTGTAGTGTCATGTATACTACACTACACTCTCGTTCACTAAGGAGGACACCACAATGAATGACCAGTACAGAAAGCCTAATGTCTTTTTATCAGACCAAGACATCATCGCATTACAGAACATCATCCATAATGGCTGCCATGTAGAGTATGTAGACGTGGTCGGTCACGCCGATATCAAAATGCCCATCGTACATGCTGCTTCAGAAGAAAACAGTACGCGGCTGCAAACCATACTCTTGAGACTAGATGAAGGTCTCGAGCACAAAGACACCATCCACGAATAACTGGGAGGGGCCTCGAGCCCCTTTTTTATTTCGGCTGCTACCCTTTAAAAAAAGTAGAACCGCAGGGTCGCAGGGTCGCAGGATAAAAAGATAAAAAAACTTGTGTACTCTTGTGTTTTATGTGTTATAATTTACTTGTCTTAAAACGGAGGACAAAAGATATGAGTAATCCATTTGGTAAAAGACGCGACGTTGAGAATCCTTATGCAATCTATAAAGGTGCTAATGGTTTTGAATGGCGTATCCTGAAAACCTACAAGAAGCCTGACAATGAAGATAGAGACCCCTATGCGCGGTGGTTCACTTCCGCTACATCTGATTTCATGCCTGAAGGCGAGTACGAATACGGTGACGAATACCGTGCCAACATTCTTGATCACGGACGGCTAGTGTACGCAGAGCCTGAGTGGAAAGAGCGGTTTAATCTTTTCGGGGATTTGGCATAATAACAGAGGGGCGAATGCCCCTCTTTTTGGAGGACTAAAAATGGAACAAGCAACAAACAGAGAGATAGGTGGCTCACACTTGCAGGGCTATACTACCTCTACTTTTCAAAACATCATCGACAAACTAGGTAACCCACACTCAAGCGGTGACACTTACAAAGTAGACGCTGAGTGGGCTTTCAAGTTTGAAGATGGCACAATCGCCACGCTTTACAATTGGAAGAATGGTAAAAACTATTGTGGTGCTAATGGTCTCAACGTTGAGGACATTACTGAATGGAACATCGGAGGCTTCAGCCCTGATGCGGTTTATAAGATTGAGGAGGCATTGAAATGACAACACTAACCTTTAAGAGTAAAGAGTTTTCGCGCATGATGGAGTTCATGCGTAACCATGACCGTGCTATTCCCAACGGTAAGGGAGGAGAACCTACCAAAAAGTTTGGTTTACACCTAGTCAAAGATGACGGTATCTATCTAATGTCAGGAACTTTTGAGTCCGATAAATTGAATGACAAAAGTTGTCACGTCATCTACGCACAAGGTTTTTCACCTAAGACAAAAGACGTTTGGGAGAAGTGTCGTGACGCTGTTGGCAGTGACGATTTCGCGGAGTGGATACCCCTCAACAAAGAAATGGTAGAAACTCTTGAGAAAAACGGGCATATGAAAATAAAATTTACACCTTCAAAGATAACCACGTCAGTCTACGTTAAAAACAGTAATGGTTTCTTCGTATAACAGTGTCCTCTGTTATGTGCCCCTCCTCGGAGGGGCTTTTTATTGCCAACTGGTAGTAGTACTTCGGATCGATCCATCAAACAGCAGCAAACTACTGCACCATTGAACAACTATCCTGGGCTCGAGTATTCACATATATAAAAGCAGGGTCGCAGGGTCGCAGGGTCGCAGGGTCGCAGGGTGCTGCGGTTGTGGCTGCAGTTTAATTATTTAAAAGTCACTAGTTATTGCTTGTGTCTGCTTGTAACTGTGATACAATTTACTTGTCTTAAATTGGAGGACACAATGGAAAACACATACAGTAGAACAGTAGACATACTCGCAATTAGCGAGAAAGCTTTAGAAATTGCAGTTAACCAAGAACGAGAAAAAGATTCTCAGTTTGAGAACAAAATGACTTATTACAATTTTCTTGTTGATGCCTTCTATAGCGTTTTGGATAGCTCACCTATGGAAATGGCAGAGAAAAATCCAGAACTTAACAATGAAATTAGCAAACTACTTAGCAAACTAATGGAAGAAAAATTCGGGGCATAATGCCCCGAATTTCACGCCAGTTCTAATGGAGGACACAATGAAAAATACAGATACTCAAAAAGATATTTTAATGGCGTACTATAATGAAATAAACGACGATGTGCGCTTGGAAAATATTAAGGAATCTATTTTAAACCTATTAGAAAATATCATAGGTCAACTCGAAGAGGACGAAATATGATTTACGCTAGAGAGTATTGGTTTAGCCCAAGGTTACATATCTCAAAAACATTGGATCGCAGGGTCGCAGGGTCGCAGGACCGCAAGGTTTGATTACACTAGTTTTTGTGATATAATACATTTAGTTTTATTTGGAGGACTAAAACAATGAAATCTAAAATACTTTCACACCCGTCAAAAATGCCATGTCCGGCTATATCGTTGGACGCTCGAGCATGCAAAACGGGATCGAAGCTCGCAGAGATCGAAGGCACAGTATGCCACGATTGCTATGCGCTCAAGGGTTTCTACCGCATGCCCAACACCAGAAACGCCATGCAACGGCGCATGGATTTTATGACCAGTTTAGAGTTCGTGCCAAAAATGGTTGAGGAGTTGCGACAGTTTTGCACGAACGGATACTTTCGTTGGTTCGATTCTGGCGATGTGCAAAGCGTACAAATGGCAACTAATATTCTGGAGATATGCCGACAGACTCCAGAGATTAAACACTGGATACCGTCCAAAGAACCCGCCATTTGGAAAGACGCACTCGCGCAAACGGAACAGCCTGATAATGTTGTTGTCCGCATGAGCGCAACCAAAATTGATTCGACTGCTTCCAACAAATGGGCGCATACTTCCACAGTTCACAAGGATCGATCCCCGTTTGGCCAAGCTTGTCCTGCCAGTTCACAAGGTAATAAGTGTCTCGATTGCCGAAGCTGTTGGGATACGAACGTAGCGAATGTTTCCTACAGCTTTCACTAATCCAACCCTAGGGGACATTGTCCCCTACCCTGGGTCTCTGCTGCGAAGATCATATACAAGGGCGCAGGGTCGCAGGACTTGACACGCAGGGTCGCAGGGCGCAGACTCTTAACCAGTTTCTTAGTCCTCCAAACTGAGAACCAACCCCTCTTCGGAGGGGTTTTTTATTGGGCAAAACCTTCATAAGTAAGGGCGCAGGGTCGCAGGGTTTGGTCGGCTTGATCGCGGATCGCTTGGAACACGGACTCAATATCCTCTAGCCTAGAACCTTCAGTATGGAACACCCCCTCAGAGGCCAAGGTCCTCGCCTCACGGCTCTCAAATAAATATAGGCTACCAGACCCTTGGTGCTTGGCTAAGATGAAAGAGAGACCTCCTGCGTGGCTATGAGAGGTATGCCAAGCGATTTGTTGCGGACTTAAATTCACTTTATTACTTTTGATTACCTTTAGTTCTATCCAGAACGATATTGATTCCCAAACGATATAAAGATCAGGCATCCCCGCTGAGACTCTGTTCTCTAGTCTCCAAGCGTAAGAATTTTTCGGTAGCTTCTTGCGAATCGCTGTCCAGAAATTCGCCTCCGGTCCTCGTGACATCTTTGAACTCTCCCTCAATAAATGCATGCGGATATCTTTTCTGAAGATCAGCCAACCGACCCATGATTTCTTCTCTAGTCATATCATCTATTCGGTTAACTGTTTCTCTTCTATCGATTGTCAATCCACCCAACGCGGATCGAATCTTTTCTGCATTGATTGCTGCTGAATACTGACCAACATCCTCCGCACCTTTTGACAACTCAGATAATCTTTTCATTTGACCAATCAAAGTAACTCCGTACTGGCGTTCTCTTTCCTCCCTTAATTCTTTTATGTGATCTACTACATGAGGGTAATCCTTTCCGTTCAACAAGACGGAGGCTGTTTTCGGAGCCACATTTACAGAAAATCCTGCCTTCCTAGCACATTCGGCATTTGAATAAATGCCCTCGACAATCAGTTTACAAAACTCTCTCTGACGGTTTGTCAGCTTTCGCTCTGTCGTAACACTCTTCGACATAACTTTCCTTATAAGGGTTTATTAGCCATTTAATAATACAAATTTGGTTCATTTCGGTCAAAAAACCAATCGTTTTGTTGCATAAATTTTGTACAGTGATTTTGAAACCATGGTTATTGAGCCAAGAAACGTTACGGATGTTACGAAAATCAATCAAAACGTTACGAGTTGAATTTTTTTTTCTTCAATATTTTCAGTAACTTATTTTAATCCGTAACATCCGTAATGCTCGTAACGCATCATTTCAAAAAAAAAAATAATTTTTTTCTCCATTTCGCTGTGCAACCTTTTAAACAAATGTTACGATGGCCCTGTTGCACTACACATGTACACAGTACTACTGCTTTAATTGCGTTAGTCGATAAACATGTGTATTGTGGATGACTCATTAATTATTTGGAGGACTAAAAGATGATTAAAGAATGCATAGGTACGAAGTACGAGGTCAAAGGAACATGGTCCAATAGCACCAGCACTTTGGATTGGCCTGTCGATACATTGGGCGAAGCCAAGGCATTCATTGACGGATTTACTCTAGCCGATCCATCCAAAATCAAAGACTTCAAAATCGTAGAAATCAGAGAAGTTGTCGCGGTCATTTCTATTCACACTAAATATAAAAGAGATGTTGGCACGGCACCACAACCTATTGTTGGTTTCTTACGGTCATGTGACCGTGATGTGTGTTCACACACCTCAGAGGAAGAGGCAGTTAAACACTTGGAATATCTCAAATCAGAAGATGGATTATTCAACGATGACCTTGACGATTATGATTGGCATCACGTAACCATAAAAACGGAACATGAGGTTAGCGATGACTAAGCGAATGAAAGCGATCCACACTGAATATATTAATCATGTGGATTATCGACATGAGTTGGAAAAGTCCTATGAAATTTACTACGAAGCGGATGAAGAGACCGGAGCCGTTCTCAACATCATTGAGATCATTGAACTGCCCCGCCAGACATTAGACGAGGTCAGGTATGACTCACTGCTTTGGCAACACCTTGTTAAGAAGTTTGAGCCTGACGGCTCTGAAGAAGAACAGGAGGATGAACTGTGATTCACGAAGTCACGTTGTTTGAAACTACCGGATACTACCTGATCATGTCCGTGGTCGGGTGGTCACTGGTCATCGCACAGATCACATGTGTGGTTTGGTTCTATAAAAATTGGAGGAAAAAATGATTTTAAATCAGAAAGAAGAAATGAGAACAGCAATTGAGAAAGTTGAAGAAGGATATCAGGAGTTTTTAACTCAACGTAATCTTCCGCAAATGTGTGCTTACGAATTGTTGTGTGAGGATTTCTATGACGAGTACGAACGGTTGGTAATTACCAAGTTCGTTGAGTTGTTTGAAGCGATTGATCGTGATCGCTTCAAAGCGATTGATTCGGAGGATAAGTCGTGAGTGAACGATTGGCACTGAAAAAAGAAATTCTAGCCATGATTAAAAACGGACTTTGTTCCAAACAAAGTGGCATGAAAGCTTCAAACTGCATTCGGTTTATTGAAGACGATGAAATCGAAAGTATGAAAACACATGAGGCGGTTAATCTCGCATTTGAGATCTCAAAAACTAAAACACACCAACAAATTTTCGGAGCGGAAGAAGTTTTTGCTGATCTTGAAAAGAGGTATGGCAAGTGAAATACGCAACCGTCTGTTCGGGCGTTGAAGCCTGTTCCGTGGCGTGGGAGCCACTAGGTTGGCAACCAGTTTTCTTTTCTGAGATTGAGGACTTTCCGTCAGAGGTTCTCAGCACACATTATCCAAGCGTCCCCAACCATGGGGACATGACAAATTTTGAGGAGTGGGGTTATGAAAGAGGAGCAGTTGACATTATTTGCGGAGGAACACCTTGTCAGTCTTTCTCCGTCGCAGGACTCAGAAGAGGACTCAGCGACGACCGAGGCAATCTTGCTCTCACGTTTTGCAGAATGGTTGATCAGTTGCGCCCCAAATACTTCATCTGGGAAAACGTTGCCGGATGTTTGTCATCCAATGGAGGACGGGACTTTGGTTCCATCACAGGGGCGATGGCAGAATTCGGGTATTCATTTGGATGGCGTGTGTTTGACGCACAACACTTCGGAGTCCCCCAAAGAAGGCGTAGAGTCTTTCTTGTTGGATGTTCTACAGGACAGCCAGAGCATATCCAACAAATATTGTTTGAGCCAGAAAGCCGCAGAGGGAATTCTGCGGAGAGCCAAGAGACGGGGCAAGACTCTGCCCGAAACACTAGAGACGGCACTGAGGTCTTTGATTTCCAACGAATTGGTCAGTACGGAACCAAGGGCATAGGATCGACTTGCATGGCGCGGGACTACAAGGACTCAAAAGACTTGGTCGTGTACGAATACCACGGCCACGATTACAGAGTCAAAGAGCTAGATCAGACCGTCACGTCGAGGTGGGACACAGGTGGCAACAATGTGCCATTGGTCTCGTTCAGTTCAAACATGTCTGAGCCTGATGTGCTTGAGAATGTAGCACCGACGGTCAAGGTTGGTGGCAGTGGGTGCAGTAATCCTCCTGCTGTTGCAACAGAAAAACTGGTGCGTCGATTGACCCCGATTGAAGTCGAACGGTTACAGGGTTTTCCAGACGACTACACAAATATTCCGTGGCGCGGTAAGACCGCACCGGATAGCCGTCGCTATAAGGCGATGGGTAATAGCATGGCAGTCCCTGTCATGCGTTGGCTAGGTCAGCGTATTGCTGACATTGAGGAGGGTAACAATGAGTGAAGAATGGATAAAAATATATAGTTACACACGGCCACACTGCTCCGAATGTGGGTATGAGTGGAGTGCGATGCTCGGCGACGATGAAGTGCTAACCAAGTGTGAGTGTGGCGGGGAAGTGACTATCAATGAGGAGGGTAACAATGAGTGAAGATTGGATTAAAACGTATAACGAAAATGCTAAGAAGCATAATAAGCGGGTGAAGTCGATCCGTGATACTCGGCTGCCAAAGGATTGTGTGGTGGCTCTTGATCAAGCAATCCGTGCAATGGATAGCCTACACTTCTCAATCAAAGAAAGTGTAGTAAACAACCACAACTGCATCACCATGGACGACATGATTCAGCTTGGCAGTGCGCTCGAACGGATGAAAGAGGAATTCCAAGAGAAGGAGTTGAAGTGACAAAAGTTTACTGTGTCCATGATCCGATCAATCAGCGCAAGGATTATTTCCCTAAGTTAAAAGCGGCTTATGGACACAGAAACTTAGAACCCAATAGCAGAACGGTAGAGATACTTGAATATAACTATCAGTACCAAATAGCCGATCTGTTGCAACAAGCCTATGAAAGAGGGAGAGAAGATGAGCGAAAAAGATAATGATCAATTTTTATGGCATCTCAGTATGTTGTCCGCAATCGCGGGTCCTATTGAAGCGGTTCTTGAAGGTGACACGGGCGTAGCCTGGGCAGTCGAAGAGGGTGGCGAATGGTGGATGCGATTATTTAGAAAAGAAGAACAGTTTTTAATTCACATGGATGATAGCTACGGGGATCGTTTAAAGATGATGACGGTCGCAGGGTACGCACGACACTGCGCGGACAACATGCAGTACACCATTGGTAGTTGGGATGAGTTTCTGGAGTACGCAGAGCAATTTGAAGAGGGATTGTCAGATGAGCTTGACCAGATGGCAAACAAGGTGAAGCACTAATGAAACTTACCACAATGAAAGCTTGGGTTGAGCGCAATAACTTTGTGCCTGAGTTTATTGAAGCAGGTGGCATGGATGGGGAATATTTTTATCTGACTCCCTCTGTTGGTGACACAATCTCCAAATTTGTTGATAAGTCAGTATGGGTAAACAAAGAAGAACTATTACAGTATGTATCAATAAAAGATTTAAAACTTCCATACGACAATTTTACAATAGAAAGAACAAGACAACGTGAAGAACTTGACAAAGACGTGGTTTCTTTGCGGGATCGAATGCATGCTGAAAGTATCGCTTATCAGATTAAAAGACAAACATATCCCCTCGACTACCTTGAGGTTATGATTTGTCACAAAATGATTCATTGGAAACGTGGGACTCATGTCTTTACGAAAGGTTTTGTCTTTATTATTGGAGACATAGAAACAGCAGAAGATCATAATTTTTTTTGGTTAGGCGATAAGCATTGGAACTTTGCGCGTATTGATGTGGTAGAGGCGGGAGAGATTGAGGGGTTTGAGCCAGTTTTTGGGGTTGCAGTCAGATCTTGGGATGAGAAAAATTCTCACTTTGTTGGACCAAACAGTTTGGACTTTGAAAACGATGATTTTTGGCACGAGGAAATGATTGAGAGTCAATTCACTAATGGCGCTTCTGACGCTATTCAAGGAATTATAATGGCTCAAGCCCTGAATTTTGTTAAGACAGGTATTAAACACACCAAGTCGCAATGCTCAATCGTTCCAACAAAACGCCAAGCCAAGAAAAAAATATCTGGATCAAAGAAGCACTTCTTCACCACGATATCTTTAGATGCTGTAGAAACAATCAAAGAAAATAGGTTGATTAAACGTGAAGGTGTGAATGCACACACTGTTAGGGGGCATTTTAAACAACGTAAGAATGGACTCTTTTGGTGGAACCCATTTGTCAGGGGCAGCGGTCAGGTTAAAGAGCGAGATGCGTACGCAGTCAAAGAGTAAGGAGAGACAACAATGAAAAAAAACGAAATAAAACAACTGCAAAGTTCCTGTGGCGAACTTTGCAAAGAGCTAGATTTTCAGTATTACATTCTGAAAGATTTCATCGGGCCAACTTTACTCAGCGAAACTATCGAGTGGCGATCAGTTAACGGACAATGTGTTAAGTCAAGCCCTGCTCGTTATCTTAATTATAAATACTGTATTTTCTTCTTAAAAAAGAAGTTAAACATAAGGAGTCTTGAGGAGTTCAGCACGAACGAACAAGCTAGGAACGAATTCATACAGATTAGGGAAGATTTTCTAATAGAAGGATGTTGAACAACAATGAGCAAGATGGGTGATTGGGTAATTGAGCTTGAGATGGACAAGGTTCATCTGACAAGAGAGCAGTTTGCTGCCAAACACGGACACATGTTTGTGTACATTTACGATGAGCAACTTGGTGTTGTGCCACAAACTTGTGTAGAATACTTAGAAGAAACTAAAGGAGAAAATTAATGCCTAAGAAAGCACAGAAACCTGCGTTCGATAGGACGCAATTTACAACTATTTCCATACCGAACGATATATATCTTAAACTAAAAGAACTGGCTGACGCAGAGGATCGTAAAATCAGCCGCCAGGTAACTAGGTATATACTCAAGGCGTATGAAGAAAGAAGCACAACCACCGCATGAGCCAGATCATAATCGATCTGGCAAAGAAAGCAGGGATAGTCTACCTTCCTCAGATGGAAAAAATCGGAGGGAGGAGCTTCCTCGCAAACATGGAACAACTGACAATGTTCGCGAAGCTCGTTGCAAGGACAGCGAGAGAAGACGAAAGGAACAAATTGAAAGGCTCAACCTGATGAACCGTATCTGGAACGGAGAAGATTAGTCTTTAATTTTTGCCCAGGAACACATGCCTTTCTTTTCTCTGAAGTCTGTCACCTTAATCTGACGACGTTTGCTATCTCTTTTACTACCAATCAAGTCAAGCAGCAGAGCCTTGCACACTTGTTGATTAAGACCTGTAATCTTTTCCATGCCAACAAGTGTGCCATCCAAGGGGGCTCGACCCACAGAATAGTTATAAGCCAGTTCTAATACTTGCTTGGTGTTATTTTCAGCCACTGTCGAGCTTCCTCTTTTAGGACTTTCGCGCCAAGGTCTATCTTGTTACGAAGAGCCTTGACGATAGTCTCATCAATCGTGTCATTCGTGATCAGGTCAATGTAGGTTACAGGATTCTTTTGCCCGATACGATGACAGCGATCCTCCGATTGAATCCGTGTTTCCAGATTAAAGTCATTCGCATAGTAGATCACGGTGTTCGCTTCAGTCAGCGTCAAACCATATCCTGCTGTCTGTGGATTACCAATAAAGAACCGTAGTCTCGAATCGGGGTCTTGGAACTCAGTCACAATGTCCTGACGCTCAGAGTCTGGCGTGTCGCCATAGTAGCAAGCCACTTGATTAGGAAACTTTTTCGATAAACTTTCCTGTAATTGTTGAATGTCGTTCCTGAACCGTGACCAGATCAGCACCTTACCTTCAGTCTCATCAATGATATCCAGTACAGCTTGAATACGTTTGGTATCTACCTGAACCAAGTCACCGTTGTCCGTGGTCAGGTGTCCTGACAACACCTGCTGCAGCCGAAGCATCTGCGTCATTATGTTCTGAGCCGTGATCAGTTCTCCGTTGTCCAACATGGTCAGAGCCTCGTGTCTGATTTCGTTGTACATTTTGAGTTGCTGTTCGGTCATCGACACGTAGCGCATGGTGTAGGATTTGTCGGGCAAATCAAGACAGTCCTTTTTCAACACTCTAAAACTAAACTGGTTGACCCTGTACGACAGTTCCTCGAGATTTCGGAAGCCAACAATTTCTTGAAAGGTGTGCGACCCCATACTGCGACGGTGTAAAATTGCAAAGTGGTTTTGATAAGCATAGAAACTTTCAAAGCCAAGAAGACTTGGAGCGAGGAACTCTGCTTGCGAATACAAGTCCATGGGTGAGCGGGTAACGGGCGATCCGGTCAACGCTCTGCGATACTTGAACTCGTGTGCAATCTTCAACAGAGCCTTGGTTCGTTTCGCCTGGTGGTTTTTGATCGTGGTGCTTTCGTCAATCACAATCATACCTTTGCTACCAAACCGTTGAGCCAACCACTTACCTGCTGCTTGACCTTTGGCGGTGGAGAACGCTTCAACGTTCATCACGAAGATTGTGAGCCCATCAAAGTCATCTTTGACTGACTGCATTTCTTCCTTCTGCTTTTTGTTTGCACCAGCAACCCAACGAATTGTTCGGTACGGGATGTCTTCAGGTAGATGTTCGGGTATCTCTTTGGTGACCCAGTTGCGGTATACACCCTTGGGTGCGATGATCAGTGCAAAGTTGCACTTGTCTTCGACAGCCAACGTTCCGAGGTTATCGAGCAGTGTTTTACTTTTGCCCGTACCCATTTCCATAAAGAAAGCGAACGCGGTACGATCACCTGCCATATCCATTGCATCTTTCTGATGCTTGTATGGCTTGGTCTTGAAGATATATTTTCTTTTTTTCTTGACAGACATTTTTCCTCCAGCTACTGTCTACTGTGTCAAATACAGTAACATATGTTTTGATACATGCAAACTCATAACCGAAACCTGAAGAGGAGAAACTGTAATGGATGAGTTTTTTGAAGGCTTGATGGAGGACAAAAATCCATTAGGCGAGGTCGATGAAGAAAAACTTCGAGAGCTATCAAAAAAAGTTCAAGAAGTTTGGGACGTTAACACTGAGATAGATAAACTTGAATCACAAGTTAAGTTTTTAAAACAGCAAAGGAATCGAATCACACAAGACGAAATACCGGCTCTCATGGATGAGGCAAATATGTTAATGGGACGGTTCTCAGTTGGAGAATCTGATGACCAAGTAGAACTGTCACTCAAGCCATTTGTGTCTGGGAAAATTCCAGAAGCAAATCGAGAGAAGGCGTATCAATGGTTACGTGATAATAACTTTGATTCGATTATTAAGAACGATATCACTCTATCTTTTCAAAAACATCAAGATGCAACAGCACAAAACTTGATGTTGGAATTAGAAGAGAAGGGCTATCACCCTAAATTCCGAACACATATCCACGCTCAAACATACAAAGGATTCATTCGTGAATGCCAAGAAAAGGGTATTGGGATCGATTTAGATTTGTTCGGAGCTTTTGTTGGCCGAGTCGCTGAGATTAAGAGGAAATAAAAATGAGTAAAGAAGTAGCAAATACAAAAGAAGCATTGCCAGTGGTGTCCACGGTGTTTGATCAACTTATCGAGGAAGAAGATCTAGGTCTAGACTTCAAGATAGACGAGTTAAAAATACCGTACATAGGTCAAGTGCAAATGGCCAGTAAATGTTTAATCAAGAAAAACGAAAGATACATTGAAGGCATAGAGCTTGGTGACATTTACAACAATATTACTGGACAATTTTGGAAAGGTGACGAGGGAATCAAATTCGTTGTCTGTGCTCGAGAGCGTGTATATTTGGTAAAAAACACATCACCAGAAGGTGGAACATTAGAGCAGCTACCAGAAACTGACGAGCGTGTCAGAAAATTAAAAAGCATGGGACCTAGGGGTGGCAATCAAATGCCATTGACTGAGGAGACAGAGTTATGCAAGACAGATCGTTTCTACGTTTTGATATTAGATGAAAGCGGTGCTCGTATCCCAGGGCTTTTAGAGTGTAGTAAGTCAAAACTGGCCGCCTCTGAGCAAACGATGAGTATCATGGCTAATTTAGCAAAGCACAAACGTGAGTGGACAGATGAAGAAATTTCGTTTGCCAAGAAACATGGTAAGAAAATTGACAAAGGTCAAAAGCTCACACCAGCGATGTGGACATCTGTCTGGCATTACACATCTGTAGAAGCAGTAAATAAAGACGGACGACCATATCAAAACTACAAAGTAAAATTCGATAGTCATATCCACATAACAGAGGAAAATACAGGACTTCTTAATGAGATTAAAGAGTTTGCATCCTCTGTGGTTTCTGGAGATGTTTCTTTAGCTGAAGATAATCCGACTGAAGATTCTTTACGAGAAGAGCCTGAGCAACACTCAGCGTTTTAAATATTAGGACACGGACAGGAAGCTTCCTTTCTTTTCGTGTCCTATTTTTTACGGAATTTTTTATGTCGGATGTTGAGCAGTTTCTATCCCTGTTCCAAGGATCGAACACGGGATACGGCAAAACAATAATAGGAAACAAAAGACGCAACGGAAAACAAGAAGCCAAATGCCAGACAGTTCGAGAGAGCCTTACTGTTGAAGTTATGACAGAGCATCTAGAGGGAAAGACCAGTGTTGGTGCAATCCCAATAGATGAAAACAACAACTGTAAGTTTGGCGCGATAGACGTTGATGACTATCCAATTGACCATGGTGAACTGGTCAGGAAGGTGAAAAAGTTTAAGTTGCCGTTGGCCGTGTGCCGATCTAAATCGGGCGGTGCTCACCTATACATGTTCTTTGTTGAATGGTTTCCTGCCTCTGAGATACGTGAGTATCTAACGGAGATTGCTGCGTTACTTGGACACTCTGGGTGTGAGGTCTTTCCTAAACAGGACAAGATTCTTTCGGATCGTGGTGATCTAGGCAACTTCATCAACCTGCCATACTTTGATGAGCAGAACACATTGCGTTACATGGTGAACGAAAAGGGTCAAGCAATATCGCTGAAAGGCTTTTTGCGGTGGACAGGCAAAAACAAAGTCAGACTGACTGATCTGGATAACCTGTTAGCTAGGCCAGAGCAGATGCCATTTGCTGATGCGCCCCCTTGCCTAGAGTGTATGTTAAACGACGGCATACCAGAGGGTTGTCGTAACACAACCATGTTTCAAACGGGTGTGTATCTTAGAAAGAAGTTTCCAGAGGGCTGGCAAAAGGAGATGGAAGCTGTCAACCAAACCACGTTTAACCCACCATTACCAGCTATCGAAGTTGTTCAAATACAAGAACAACATGAAAAGAAATCATACGGCTACCTTTGCACACAAGAGCCCTTCAAATCGTATTGCAACAAGTCTCTTTGCAAAACCAAGAAGTACGGTATTGGCAGCAACGGTGAAAACGAAAAGCCACAGATTAGTGGACTGACGATCCTGTTGTCAGAGCCTCGACTGTATTTTCTGGACGTTGACGGACAACGCCTTGAGATATCCACGGAGCAATTACAAATTCAACTACAGTTCCAACGTCAGTGCATGGAACAACTTAACTACATGCCACCGGCACAGAAAGCAAACGAGTGGCAAACACTCGTCAACGATCTTTTACAAAACGCTACACAGATAGAGGTGCCTGAAGAATTAACACTTGGAGGACAGTTTAAAGAACTAGTCAAACAGTTCTGCACGTCTAGGATTCGAGCGATGTCTCCCGAAGAGATGGAGATGGGCAGACCCTGGACGGACAAAAACAAAACATATTTCAAACTCAAAGGACTACAGGACTATTTGGTAAACCAAGGGTTTTCAAAACTAAACCGACCACAGATACAGCAACGGCTCAAAGATTTGGGTGGGGACTTCCACGGAGTGTATCGATACAAAGATGACTCTGATAAATGGAAAGGTGTCCGAGTGTGGTGGGTGCCTGAGTTTGAATACGAAGAAATTAAACTGCCAGAAGGAGAGAACTATGAAGCCCCGTTCTGAAGATCGAATGTTGAAGGTCACAGAACTAGCACAGTTTCTTGGAGTAGCACCACCGACTATCTATAAGTGGGTAGACGAGGACAATCTTCCAAAGCCTTATCAGATCGGTGAGGCTGCGGTGCGATGGAGATTGAGTGAAATAGAAGCTTGGCTAGAAGAGAAGAAACGATGACAGAGCAATTAATCTTTGGTCCTCCAGGATGTGGAAAAACACACACACTCATGGAGATTATTCGTGATGAACTCAATGCGGGGACCCCACCGGATAGGATCGGCTTTGTTTCTTTTTCCAGAAAAGCGGTTAATGAAGCAAGAGAACGTGCCGGTGCTGCTTTTAATCTGACTGAAAAAGATACGCCGTACTTCCGCACCTTGCACTCATTAGGATTTAAATGGCTAGGCATGAAGACAACTCAAATGATTAACGCCTATGATCTTGCAAAGATTGGTACAGATATGGGTTTGTTTTTTGATAATAGAGATGTGTTTGATGAAGATGGTTTGATGATGCAGTCTGCCAGAGAAGGCAATAAGTACATGACTATAATTCATCGTGCCGCTATGAGACGGGTCTCTTTGGATAAGGAGTTCAACTTAACTGGAGACCACAGACTACATTTTCCAATACTTGTAAAACTGTCTAAGTTGTACAACTCGTACAAAGAAGAAACCGGTAAGCATGATTTTACAGACATGATTAAGTTGATGGTGGAGCAAGGCACGGCTCCGGTGTTGGACTTACTGATTGTTGATGAAGCACAAGATCTTACCCCGTTGCAGTGGGAGCAGGTTAAATTACTGCGTAACAATGCCAAACGTGTCTATTACGCAGGTGACGATGACCAAGCAATTTTTAAATACACGGGTGTAGATATTCGCTGTATGTTAAACGTCTGCGATGATTTAAAAATATTAGATCAATCTTATCGAGTGCCCAGAGCGGTGCATCATTTAGCTAACAGAATCTCTTCAATGATAGGAACCCGTAAAGTTAAAAACTGGGAACCCACAAACCACGATGGATCTATTCGACACTACATTAATATCAATCAGATTGACATGGATGAAGGATCTTGGACAGTGATGGCAAGAACAACAAAAAACCTAAGAGCATTAGGGGATAACCTAAAAGCAATGGGTATCTTGTACAAAATCAACGACAGTCTATCCTTCAATGAAAAACTTTTAAGATCGATTAACCTCTGGAAAGAGCTACAGGCAGGTGAGTTTATTTCTGTAGAAGAGGCTGAACTCTTGTACTCACACCTACCAAAACGGGGTAATGATGCAATGGTTAAGTATGGTATGGCTAAGACACTTAAAGAAGTAGACTCTGAGAAACCTCTGACATACAACGCCTTGGTTGAGGATCATGGGTTATTGGCAAGTAAAGAATTAATTGCAGAAAAATTATTGCGTATCTCAGAAGAGGACTTGAGATACCTTAATGCGATTCGTAGAAGAGGTAAAATATCCACAGACCCATCTATAAAACTGTCCACTATTCACAGGATGAAGGGTGGAGAGGATGACAATATTGTACTGTTAGACGATATGGGTTATCTGCCATACAAAAATTATGTAGAGGGCAACCCAGATGACGAGCATCGAGTTTTTTACACAGCCGTAACTAGAACAAGACAGAACCTACATATCGTGCAAACGGGTTCTAATCACAGGTACCCACTATGAAGTTTTTTCGTGAGCTAGAAAACCCACAACTAGTTGTAATCAGTTTAGGTGCTGGTGTTCAGTCCTCTGTACTGGCATTGATGGCAGAGGAAGGATGTTTCAGTAGAAAACCAGACTGTGCCATTTTTGCAGACACTGGGTGGGAACCAGAGGGAGTGTATGAACATCTTGAGTGGTTAAAGACACAGTTAAGTTTTCCGGTGTACACGGTGCAGAAAGGCAACATCAGAGACGATTTGCTTAACGAAGACAAGAACAAGAACTATCGTAGTGCTCCTTTCTTTACAGAGAACGGAGGCATGAGCCGAAGACAATGCACCAGAGAGTACAAGATAGAGCCTATACGTAAAAAAGAAAGAGAGCTTATAGGTTTGAAACCAAGACAACGTGCTCCGAAAGAACCAGTTGTTGAAGTGTGGATCGGCATCAGCACAGACGAGATGCAGCGAATCAAAGAAAGTAAAGACACCTGGTCACATCATCGGTGGCCTTTGATAGAGAAACGAATGTCCAGATCAGACTGTCAACAGTGGTTTGCTGAACGTCACGAAAACCGTGTGCTACCACGGTCAGCTTGCATCGGTTGTCCTTATCACAATGACGATGAATGGCGGCACATGAGAGACAACGACTCCGTGTCTTGGCAAGACGCTATTCTTTTTGACAAGCAGTTAAGAACAATAGAAAGAAAGATGGAAAACAAGGAGTACGTTCATAGAAGTTTAAAACCACTAGACCAAGTTGACTTAACCACTCCAGCAGATCATGGACAGTTAAGTTTTCTTGATGAGTGTGACGGAATGTGTGGGATGTAAATGAAAGATACGAGCACGATTAATTATCTAGACAGAGAAGAACTCGACAACATGGAGGTTGATTGGTGTGCCCCAGAGATCTTTCCAGACCTGACATCCTGCAAAGATATTGCGGTTGACTTAGAGACCTGTGACCCGAACATCAAAACGTTGGGACCTGGATGGGCTCGAGGCGATGGGTACGTTGTGGGAATAGCTGTGGCTGCGGGGGATTTTGTGGGTTATTTTCCCATCCGTCACGAGAACAACGGCAACATTGACCCAAAGATTGTATTCAAATGGTTACAAAAACAACTAGATACGCCACATATCAATAAAATTTTTCACAATGCAACCTACGATTTGGGTTGGTTAAGGCACGAGGGTATCGAAGTTAAAGGCAGGATCATAGACACGATGGTCGCTGCGCCTTTGTTGAATGAGAACAGGTTCAGTTACAGTCTGGATAGCGTAGGCCGTGAGTATACCGGCGAGCGTAAGAACGAAAAGTTATTAAGAACTGCTGCTAAGAACTGGGGCATTGATCCCAAGTCTGAGATGTGGAAACTACCGGCTAAGTTTGTTGGTCAGTATGCGGAGCAAGATGCCGCCATGACTTTGAGTCTTTGGAGGGTGTTTGAGAAAGAGTTGGTGCGCGAAGAGCTAACTTCTATCTTTGAGTTGGAGACAAGTCTGATACCCTTGATGTTGGACATGCGACAAAAAGGTGTATTGATTGATCTAGATAAGGCAGAACAAACCAAAAAACTTTTACATGAGCAAGAAGAGCAGATTAGAAAAGAGATCAAAAGGAGCACAGGCGTTTTGGTTGAGCCTTGGGTGGCGACTAGCGTTGCCTCTGTTCTTGAACACTATGGCATCGAATACAAAACAACAGATAAAACGAACCAGCCCTCGATTACAAAAGCGTATTTGCAATCAATACCGCACGAGGTCGCGGGGCAGATACTTAAACTAAGAGAATTGAACAAGGCGAACAGCACATTCATTGACTCGATCCTGCGTTATCAACACAACGGTAGGATTCATTGTGAGTTTCATCAGTTGCGTAGCGATGACGGTGGGACGATAACGGGACGTTTTAGTTCGAGCAACCCGAATCTACAACAGATTCCTGCCCGTGATCCTGATTTGAAGAAAGCAATCCGTGGATTATTTATCCCAGAGCCCGGTGACCAGTGGGGCTCGTTTGATTACTCAAGCCAAGAGCCAAGATTGTTGGTTCACTACTGTCATGTTTTGTCTGGCAATGCGTCAGACTCTAATATTCAAACTATTGTTGATGCATACCAACAAGAGGATGTGGACTTTCATCAGATGGTTGCAGACATGGCAGGAATCGGACGTAAAGAAGCAAAGACCGTGAACCTTGGCATCATGTATGGCATGGGTCGCGGCAAATTAGCCAACACTCTAAATATTAGTCAGGACGAAGCCAAAGAACTGTTGAATACATACCATGACAAAGTGCCTTTTGTTAAAAACTTAGCTGATTCTGCGTCTACCAGAGCAGCCAAGTACGGCAGGATACGCACGTTGTTAGGACGTAAATGTCGGTTTGATTTGTGGGAACCGACTACCTTTGAATACACCAAACCATTGCCACTAGAAGAAGCTAAGAAAGAGTATGGCCCAGGCATACGCAGGGCGTTTACATATAAAGCCCTTAACAAGCTCATACAAGGTTCTGCTGCGGATCAAACAAAGAAAGCAATGGCTGAGTGCTACAAAGAGGGATTGATCCCTCTACTGACCGTACACGACGAACTGTGCTTCAGCATCAGTTCCGAGGAGCAAGCATCGCGGATCAAAGAGATCATGGAGATGTGCGTTGATCTTCGTGTGCCAAGCAAAGTAGATCAGGAGTTGGGTGACAACTGGGGCGAGGTTGGATGAACCTTGAAGCTTGTCCGATCACAATTACTGAAGCCAATGACTTCGTTGCAGAGCATCATCGGCACAGCAAGAAAACACAGGGCGGTCGTTTTGCAATCGGTGCTATCTGCAACGGTCAGCTTGTAGCTGTAGCAATTGTAGCCAGACCGGTAGCGAGAAGAGCGGACGATAGGTATACGGCAGAGATCAGGAGACTGTGTGCCTGTCCTGACGCTCCAAAAAATACTTGCTCCTTTCTGTATGCAAGATGCTGGAGGATCTGGCAGCAAATGGGTGGCACAAGAATGATCACGTTTACACTACAAAGTGAGAGCGGATCAAGTCTTCGTGGTGCCGGTTGGAAGATAACTGGAGAGAATAAAGCACAGACCTGGGACGTTCCAAGCAGGAGCCGTGAACCCCAAGACGTATACTATCAGGACAAGTTTCGTTGGGAGCCTTCGGCCTAAAAGTCTGACGAATCTTCGCCTGTTTCCATCATGTCCCTCAAACGCTCCGCTCGAGCACCCACCTGAGATGCCCAACGGCTGTCCATCATCTGGATTGATGCTTCTTTGTAGTCCCCTTCATCCAGAGCTTGGATCATCTTTTTGAACTGTTGGAAGCGAGGCATTCCAAGGTTAAACACCATATCAATCACGACACGTTGACGCACTTCATCAAGATCAGGATACCAATCAAACGTTCTGACCAGTTCGTCGGTAGCGATGTTGACATCGTTGTTGAGGATATAATCGATCTCATCATCGGACAGTCCTCGTTCCTCGATGTTCCTACCCACGCCTATGGTTAAATATCCGGCTGTACATTGGTATGGTTTTCTCTCAACCCCCTCATGTAGCCTAAGCTGTGCAAAAAGTCTTTGTCTATCCACGTCTTGTCTCCAAGTCTTGTGCTAACTGCTGTGTCCGCAAATTAGGAATTAAAGTGGGTGAGGTTCTTGGTATGGCTGCCACTGCTTGTGCTGGTGCGGCCACTGGTGCTTGAACCGGGGCTGCTGCTTGTGGTTGTGCAGGTTGAGGTGTAACAGGCTGTGCAGGTGCAGGTGTCTGTATTGTAGTTTCAGGAACAAACAGGTTTTCTGGTATTTCTTCTGGTTCTTGAACAGTTAAATCTCTACCACGAAGCTCTTGAGCAATATCAAATAATTCGGTGTTTGGCAGTCGAGTAACGATACGAGGCTGTTTTAAGTAGTTAGCTTCTCTGGCTATATCCTGTCTAACTTTTCCACTGACACGGAACGGTTCAAATTTTCCTCTCATCACAGCGTTAAGTTCTCTGTTACCCATGCCTGTTTGTTTCTTAAGAGCGAACCGTATTTTTTGATCGCTCATGCCTAGCTCTCTAGCGGCATCAACAACCTGTTTTAATTGTGCTTGTGCTCGGAACAAATCTTCGTTTGTTCTTCTGTAAGCGTTTACAATCTCTTCTTCCGTAGAATCATTTCGTTTAGCGATAGAGCTAAAATTACCCACGGCATCGGATCGTAAACCAGTGTATTCATATCCTCGGTAGAACAAGGTGTTTGGAAGGTCTACATCCATTCTTCTGAAGCCAGTAAATGCAGTTAAAAGTTCTTCTTTTCCAGTGCTCTCTTGTCCTTGTCTACCAGGTATGTTAGCCAGTGCTCTGGTCACTCTGCCTGGGACAAACTCACCCCCTCTTTCCAACACAAACTGTTCGACCAAACCGGGGTTGAAACCGCCAAGAATATGATTAAAACTTTTTCTCAACTGCTCTCCAGAGTTTTCTGATATACCATATATTTCGGCTCCAAACCCTGTTTTTCCACCACGTCCAAAGTAGCTTTGCGGTAAAACGTCTTGCAGTCTTTCTGCTATCAGAGACTCTCCTGCAAACGGTTCAAAAAATGTTTTTATACCTTGGAACAAACCAGCCGATAGGTTAGCAACCTCGTTCTCACTAACCTCTCCTTTCTCTCCATACACACGGAGAGCTTGTCTTGCTGGAGCTAGAGCAAAGTCATACGGGTTCATGTAACTAAAATCAATGTATTGCATTTTACCGTCTTTAGACTTATCTAACGGTATTAATACGTGACCTCTCATGTACTCTGGAACCACTTTTTGTAAGGCATTCATCTCTTCTTCTGATGTGTCTGTGAGACGCATAGCAGATTTTTGTGCGGCTAGTGGAATAGCGTAAGCAGAACTCACATAAGCGGTCAGTCTTCCTGCACCAATTGCTCGGATTTCTTTTTCTAGTTGACGAGCGTTTTTTGGCCCTATCTTTTTTATCATTTTGGGCGTTGCCTTAAACGATAACTCTTTAACACCTTGGTTAAATATGTTTGAGGTATTACGGATGATCTCAGCCGGGAAAGCGATAAAGTTTCCTATGAAGGGCACTCTTCGTATTGCTTTAATTGATTCAGGCACACGAGAGTAAACAGGCATTGTCTTCTTAACAATGTCTGATGCAAATAAATCTAAGAAAGAAGCGTCATCTAAGACCCCAGAAAGACCCGCTTTTCTAGGCGCAATGCCAGCAGCAACCAGACCATCGATTACCTCACTGTCCAACTTGTCTACGTTTAATTTTGATTTTTTGAACGCAGCGGCATATTTGGCTTTCTCTCCTAATAGTCCAGCAACTTTCCAGAACGTATCTGTTCCTGAGTAAACTTTTTGTAAGGCTCGTACCCCTGGAGTTTTATCAAGGATGGACTGAAGACCTGCGGCTGCTTTGCCTGAAAACTCTAAAGTTTTTCCTTCTTGCAGTAACTGTCTAAACTCATTGACCTGTATGTTTTGGTCTCTGATTCCTAACCGACCAGTTAAATTATAAAATTCCTTAAAGTCATCATCTGCTAAATCAGCCGCTTTACCCCAAGTCAGCCGCCATGAGTCGTTGAGTTCCATGTTTCTAACGACGTTGGCGTTGGCACCAAGAAAGAACGATCCCGATAAAAAGTTACGCACTTGAGCCAGTGGGTTGAGAACGGTTTTAGCCATTTGTGAAAGACCTTTAGCTTGCAAGGAAACAGCCAAGGCTTCTTGCAATCCGTTCTGTGCTCGAATGGGCACTGTCAGTCCATTGTAAACTTCAGGAGCAACATAGCTGCCTGTAAGAGTGCCATACGCACCACCAAAAGCAGATTTTGAGTTGAAATCACCAAGTTTTTCGTAGCCTTGATCCTTTAATTGTTTTGCTTGTGCGGGAGATAGGTTAAATCCACTGACTACAAGTGGTCTGCCTCCCGCGTTTATCTTTGTCAGAGCACTGTCGATGTTTTCACGAAAGTTATTAGCGATGTTGGTATATAAGTTATTACCAGCAAAGAAGTTGCTCAGATCGCCCACAGTTCGTAGATAAATTTCTTTAGGGTCTGTGACCTGTTTTAGCATGGTTCTTAACGTGGGGGACTCATCAAGAAGCTTTATTCTATCTTGTAAAAGACCCTCAGAAATATTGTACAGTTTTCTTCTAGGTCCTTCTTGTAACTGTCTTGCCCCTGCGTCAAAACTTTCTTTTTGATTCCTAAGAGCTTGCAACGGATCAAGATCAAGGTTGATCATATCTCCCGTAAGCTGACGATCAACGAATAACTGAGCCTCCGCTCTAAGTTCTTCATCAGTTCTTGATTTCTTTTTTTTCTTACCTGTTTTTTTGGTAGGAGATTTCATAGCAGTAAGTACTTCTTCAACAGCTTGTTTGTACTCTGTTGTTTCTCGTATCGATCCGTCCACTACCTTTTTTGGATCTAATGCCCCTTCATAAATGCGTCGGACATACGACCCTCGATTTTTTGCAAACTCTGCTAATATTTTCTGTTTTTCTTTAGCGTTAACTAGCTGATCTGGTAACTCGTCTATTTGTCTAGCGATTAGATCACTCAATCCATCTATCTGATCTCTCATCACTTGACCAGAAGATACGACCTCTTTTCCATACTCATCTAAAGCCTGTTCTTCTCCCTCTAAAAAACGAAACAAGTCGTCATAAGCTTTATTTATTCCTTGTTTTCCTCTACCAAAAAGCCCTTGACCTTTAACAACTTTCTTCAGTTCTTTATCAAAGGTCGTAAAGTTTTTAGCAGCAATGTCTGTTAGCTCATCAATAAAGGCTTCTGTCGTTGTGACATCTTCATAGATGTCCTTTGGCACAAGACCGGCTGAAGTAAACCATTTTTTTAGGTTTTTACTCTCGTTAAATTTATCACCAAGTTTGTCAAAGCCTTTGTTAACTATATTAGCTAAGGTGTTTACACCAGGTGTTTGTGAAAGACCGCGCACGGTGCCGCCAACAACAGGAAAAATTGTTTCAAAAGCTCCTGCAAGTGCTGTTCCTTCTGCACCGACTCGTAGCTTATTCCGTAAACGTCGAGCGGCCTCATCCCTACCAAACAATCCAACGTCTTCTTCTGTCTTTAGATCCTCTGGCAGAGCATCAAAGCCATCAGAAATGGTGGCTTGCCCATCAGTGGCTACAAAAAAGTCTGCGGCTCCTGCTGCAACGCTTGTTGTTGCTGCCTGTCTTGGTCGGCTACCCAACAAAGTTTTACCAGTTTTGCTTTCGCCTAGTCTTTCAGCGGCACGTCCCAACCGACTTTTTGATTCAAGAACTTTGCCTCCTTGAGCTACACGACTTGCTCTGGAAAGCCAACCAATAACAGGGATCGCGGCACCCGCAAAGTTAACGATGCTTTCGGTAACCTTACCTGCCGTGCCTTCGGGTTCTATACCTAGAGTATCCCTAAGTTCTTCAAAGGATTCAGTGACTTCGCGAGAGGTGTTCGTGTTAAATGCGGCATCAATACCAGATGCACCTAACTCTACGACACCTTGAGGTATTCGGGTAATACCAGAAAGGGCACCCCTAGCGATATCTTCAAAAGTGCCGACCTCTTCTTCAGGTTGAGTTGGGGCTGGAACTGCTGTGTCTCCAAACATTGTTTGGGCTGGAACTGCTGTGTCTCCAAACATTGTCTGGGTTGTTACAGCCTCGTCCCCAAACATTGTTTGGGTTGTTACAGCCTCGTCCCCAAACATTGTCTTAGCCATTACGGCTTGACACTCCGCACTCCATTAGAGTCAACGTATGGTGTTCCAGAAGGTAAAGCGTCATACTCTTCCTTATTTGTTACAGTTTTAGGGCTCGCTGCATCTGCAGCAGGAGCAGGGATGTCTTGACCGGACACGACTGACTGAAATCCACCAAATAAATTTAACAGTTCAGGAGTAATGTTACCTTGTTCATCTGCAATCCGAATACCTAGATTTTCGATTTGTCCTAATGTTTTGAGAAAAAGCTCTAAATTAGCACGCTCTTGAGTCCCCGCTTCATACGGCTTTGTGGATGATCCAAGTTGTTGAGATATCTTCAGGGCATTAGGAAGAATACTATTCTGCAACACTTCATTACTGGTTGTATCTAACCCCTCTGACTCTGCAAGAAGAAATGCGGCAGACATGGCATCGTCAAAATTGTTGTATAACGATCTTCTTAAAATGGCATTTCTGTCTTTTGCACCCTCTTTTATATCGACAGCTAGTTTAGTCATTAGATTTGCTCTCGCTGCAGCAATATTAGCTGCGGCAATGTCTCGTTTGTCGCCAGACAGTTTTGTGGTTTTTAGCCAATCATACTGCAAACCTTTGTCGTATTTTTGCATTTCTCTTTCAAACTGTTTTTCAGAGCGTTCGTCTGCAAAAGCTGTTTCTAAAGCAAATTTATCTATTAAATCTTTTCTTTTCTTTCTAGATTCAGCCGTATCCCTCATTCTTTCTGTGCCTTTAGCAAGACCTTTCTCAAGCCCATCTGTTGCTATAGCAAAACCCATAAAAGCAAGATTAAAACTATCAATTTTTCGGTCAGCTTCTGCGTCTTCAAACAGTCCTAGTTCTTTTGCAAGTTCTTTATTTTTAGCTATGCGTTGTTTTATTGTTAATTTTTCTTCCACATCCTTCTTATCTGCGGCTTCCAAAATAACATCGTTTTTATCTGTTTCACTGGTTAAGCCTAGGAGCTCATTAACTATTGCATTAGTGTCTGTTTTGCCCTGCCCTAACTCTACTTCTAGATCTGTGGGAGTATTAGCTATCGTTGTTTGACGAACATCATCTTTTGTTTTCTTTGATGGTTTTCTAGGTATTTCTCCACCTTCTGTAATTACTTTTGCGTCCTCTATACGCTGTGGGGTAGTGTTTACAAAACGAACACCAGCGGTATTTAATAACCCTTCTTCAAACAAGCGTTGTTCAACTGCTTGACGATCTGCTTCTGCTTGCATGGCTGCTTTTTGATCTTCAAAGAAACCAGGTTTCTTTTGATCAAAACCTATTTCCCCTCTCTCAAAAGCTTTTGCTTTTTCAATTGCATCTCTAGTTGTGCCTATAAACCTTTCACGAAACGGTCTTTGCACAGTTCTTGGGGATTCTTCAGGAGCCGTTTGTTTTAAAGCAGCTATACCTATTTGATTTGGATCAATACTCGCGTCATCCCCAAAAGCAGCCTGACGAGAAAGAAATGGTCTATCGGGCATATCTGATATGGCTCTATCTGCCTCTGGTGTAGATGGTAAAAGAGATCTTGGAATATCTTCAGCAACAGGAACTTCATCCATATCTGCAAGTGGATCAAAACGTAAAGATCTTAAATAATTTTGAATATCAACTGATTTTTTTGCCCGTTCTAACGCTCTGGCATCTCTTGCTTGTTTATTAAATCCCAGAAGTCTCCCCAAGGGAGATTGTGAAAAAGGAACTTGTACCCCGCCACCTGTTTGAAATTTCTGCACGGACTGCATCAAAGGCACACTGGATGCCATAATACCGCCCATCTGATTTAGTTTTGCTCTAGCAGGGCGAGGCTTAAACAATCGTCTGTTATATATGTTGCTCACTATGAACCGCCTCCAAATCCAAGCATACTAGGAATGTCAAAACCTGCTGATCCTGCTAGTCCTGCAAGACCTAGTCCAATTCCTCCAACCCGTTCAAGTGTAGATGGAGACGGTGCAGTTCGTGCTGTCAGTGTAGTTTGTGTGGACGGCACACCACGGAAGATATCAGACATAAAGCTTATTCTCTGGAAAGGTTCAGCTTGTCTTTCAAGATCCGTGGCACGTTGTGCCTCCAGTTGTGCTTGTGCCTGTTGTTGCTCAATACCACCAAGGCTTAACAGCGTGTTAATGTCTGCTTGCGACCCACGCTGTGCTGCTTCACCCAGTGCCGCCTGTGACAATCCGGTCTTTCCTAATGCAGAACCAAGTGTCCCGATCCCTTGTCCAAGTTGCCCAAACAACTGTGCAGCGGACTGTTGCCTAGCCATCTGATTGGCAAAAGCGTTTTGCGCTTGAGCCTGTGCTTGCTGAAACCCTGCTGAACGGAGTTGTGCGCCAGTTCTTGCCATCTGATCGGCAAGATTACGCTGCAATTCCTGTTCAGCAACAGCCTGTCTTGATCCACCAAAGGCACCAGACCTTACTGCCTGTGCTCCAATACCCTGTCTTTGAATATCACCCTGTCTTTGAATATCACGTTCTGCCTGTCGGATCACCTGTTCTGTAAATGGATCCATGAACGCTTGTGCTGACGCTGGGTCAAAGGCAGCGGTAGAGCCCATCAGTAGTGGTGCCCCGCTAAGTGCTGTGCCTATACCTTGTTGTATCGCACCTGCACCTGCACCTAGTGTAGCTTCTCCCGCTTGTAGCATTGGCTGAAAAGCACCAATGCCACCGTAACCAAGTTGTATTGCTTGTAGCTGACCGGGAGAAAGAGCGGCAACTTGACGCTCCGGTATGACAGTTGGATCGGCGGCTCTTGCTGTTGTTGAGGCAAGCAAGTCCTTGAGAAACTTTTCCTGATACTCCGGTAGTACACTGACCTGTTCGGTGCGGACTGTTTCAACCATTACGCAACCCTTTCATATTTTTTCATTATTTCATACATACGGGCGGCACCTTTTTCTCGATCACCGTTACCCATACCACGCACAGCACGTTCTGTCATTACAAACTCACCGTCAGAAAGCCTTGCTTCCTGTACCTTCTGTCCGTTTTGAAAGATACCTGCGTCAATACTGTCGCTTCGTCCTGTACCAGGACCTTGAATATAGCCACCTTCAGCGGCAGCAAGTGGGTAATCAAACTCTTGTACGATGTTCCGACCGATATAATCAGGAACTCGTTCACCTGTAGCTAACTGTCGTCTCTGTAAGTCGGTTAACGTGTCTTCCTCTTCTCCACCAGCTAATAACGCGGCTAGTCCACCACCTGTTAGCATACCTGTAGGAGTTTTTAAGAAATCAAGAAGCTTGGAGCCAATACCTTTTTCTGCAACCTGTTTACCTGCCTCAGTGGCGGCACTGTCCAATACGGCTTTTTCTGCTGCTGCTTTAGCTGCAGCCTCTTTCGCTAATACCTTTGCTTCTGGCCCAAACCCTGCGGCTGTAGCACCTGATCCTGCTAAACCAGATAAGGCGGCATTCTTAATCGCGTCTTTAACATCACCACCTGCGAGTAGTGTGCCGATACCAGAGCCAAGAGCCGCGTTCACAGCAGCACTGGCAGCAGGTCCACCAAAGAATCCTGCCACTCCTCCGATTATTGGTAAAAGACTTTTGAGACCCAACACCCGCTCCTATGTAGTGACACTAACTGTACCGACTGCGCCAGTTGCGGAGTTGCCAGCAACGTGCGGATTATGACTTTGCGTTATCTTAACAAAGCCGTCTACATTAAACAAAGCACCAACCTCTAATCCTTGGTCGTGCGTTTGTATGTTTGTTAACGTTAGTTCCGTGTGCCGTGCATCACCTGGATTCTGTACTTGTTGCAAAAACACAGAAAACGCTCGGATAACCTCCGTAAAATACACACTGTCATACTCCTGTGGTGGCACAGGAAAAAACGGTCTGGCTAATCGACGGCTCATCGTCTGCCATCCGGTCTAATATCAACACGCGGACTACCCAACCGCCAGCCAACACCTTCTGCTGTACTTTCTACCCGCAAAGCAAAAGACCGTCCACGCAATCGCACATGCACCTGATCGGTAAACTGCTCAATTGGGCTGGTTGATGTCTGAGTCACACCGCCAGTTTCAGGATCACCATAATTTGTGCCGGGAAAATTACGAGCTTTTAAAATAAAATTAGCTGCTGGATTATCGCTACCGGCACCTGTAGAAGTTCGGAACGTCAAATCAGGCAATATCCGTCTTATAAACAGGAACCCGTCGCCATCCTGTATGTCCATCTGACTTGATTCAATGTGCGCGGATATTGCACCGTCAGTGCTACCGTCATCAAAACCAAACTCATGGTTGTATAAATAATTATCAGAGTGTGCTGCAATCGGAAAGTCGTTGATACCACGATCTAGCCAAGCTGTGCGTGTCAGACTACCGATATACCAGATCTGTTGTTCATAGTTATAGATAACGTATTTGTCGTTTTCGGTAGAATTTGCTGATGGATAGAACCACCATATTTCGCCAAAACTGGAGTTAACTCCTGCGACTACTTTTTCTGCTTGGTCAGTGTTGAAGTCACTGAATACATGGTCTTTTACAGAACACGGTAGCTTTTTAACTGATCCGTTGTACACATAAAACTCTTGCACACCCATCCAAAAGACCGTGTCGTCTACAGCGACTGCGGCTTGTGGACTACGGATGGTAATATTTTCAGAAATCATCTGCACACCAAAGGTGAACGGTGGGCCAAGGAACTGCATACTGTGAACAGATACGTCAGTAATTACCAGTATCTGCTGTCTGGTTTCTACGGCTGCTATAATCTCTGACCCAGAGCCTATGCGTAGATCACCGGCAGTATTTGTTGCTGATGGTATCCAAGTTGTTGGGTCTTCCTGACTGCTGAATCGTATCAACAGTGGGTCTTGTGTGCCGATTGCGCCTACAGCGTCACAACCAAAACAAATGACGTGCCGGTCTACGTCAGAAACAATAACTTGCTTGGCTATAGTAGGTGTGCCAGCATCTGCGTTTGTCCTGTCAGACAGTTTAACTGATCGGGTGCTGGTTCCTGCGCTGGTGTCCCAGTAAAAAATGTCGCCATCACGGACATTGATAATCAGGTCTTCACCAAAATTATCGTGTGTCCAAATACGAAGGATGGAGGATGTAACCGTAATGTCTGCATCACCGTTCCAAGTACTACGACCCCATGTTCCTGCGCCCCAGCCCACACCCATGACACTGGTGTCCAGACCTGCATTAATTTGATATGTCGCAACAACAGAGCTACCACCGTTGCCAGAGTCAGAAGCATTTGCTGTGACAGCCGTTCGATTGATCGCACCGTCATCAGTAATTGAGGATATTGTTGTAGATTCTGATCGTGCTGTGATCGTGTAAACATTACTGTCTGTAACCGTTTGTATTTCATACTCTTGGTTAAGTACGTTGGCTGTAATGTTACCACCAAGACTTGCGGCACCACTAAAAGTTACAAAATCACCAGCAATCGCTCCATGTCCGTTTTCAGTTACTGTGATAGTTGACGATCCGTTTGTAGCGGCAAAGGTTGCATCTCCAGCGGCAGTTGTTAAGCGAATCGGAGTGATATCGAAGAAAGCACCACCTTCGTGAACGTAATACTTTTTGTTTGTACCAACACCTAAGTAACGGCTCTTATCTAGCGCAACAAAAGCGTGTAATGCTCTGGCTGTGCCAAGATACGAGTTTGTCGCAAACTTCTGCCAGCCTCCTATTTTTTCAGCAAACCCTGCACGAAACCTGACCTTATCGCAGTCGTTCCAGCCTCCCTCGTTAGAGTACGAGGTAATCTCTTTCTGGATTCCTGGTCTGAAAGCAAGTTTAGTTAAGGGCATCAGATTTCATCCGGTTTTTTAGATTTGAAAGCCGATCTGTCAAAACTTGTGAAAGCTGGTATTTGTCTTTGTCTTTGTTTCTTTCTCGCAACCATGTTGTCAAATCTCTAAGGCTCTCTTCTCGTTTTTTCTTTTGACGCTCTTTTGAAGATATATTTAACTTGGCTTTGTGGGCCACGTTACATTAGTCAAAGCTCCGCTAGAATCTAAACTAGGAGAAGAATTAGCTGGTAAATCTCTTAGACTCTGCCGGTATGTTTTCCAAGCGTCACTCATGTTCACATCAGATAAAGCATAAAAATCCGTGGCAGCAATCTTTGCATCTCTTTGTCTGCGTAACTCTGCCATCGGTGCGGCGTTATTGAGTTCTGTCTGTTTGTCTGTAATCTGTGACCACGTTACGCCAAAGTCTGACGTAGTAGCAGACTCAACACCTCTTCCACTAGAATCTACACTGGTAATTTTGCGAAACATGGTATTGAACTCTGCTTCGCTTGTGGGTTCTCCACGGAGAACCCACTCTGTTATTCCTAAAGCAAATAAAGCGTCTTCAACACTTGCCATAATGTTCTCCATTATCCAGCAATTTCTGTACAAATGATTGAGTTTACTCCCCCACTCAGAAAAAATATGCTGTTGTTTTGTGGGTCACCCCGTTTAGATTGGAAGGTGTAGTCAAGCTCAGAAGTCGAACTGGGTGAGTCTAGTATCTGTAGTGTCACCATGCCGAAAAAACCAAAACCATTGTTTGAATTATCAGTATCTCCATCGCCTCTTTGATTTAAGAACCTAGCCTCCGTCATTGTGGCTAAGTTAGTGCTGTCTCTAAACAAGGTAATATCTGAATAGTTCTGAGATTGCGTATGCACATAGAAACTTGCTTGTACAAGTATCTTGGAACTCGATGCACTAGGAGTTATAGAACACGTAAGTCCTGTTACATTTGTATAGGACGTTGCGGAAGAACTTGCATTAGAACTACGCTGTTCAATAGCTTGAACCACTTGTAAAACTTTTCCAGTGGTCACTCCGCTAAGTGTTCCACCAACCGTCAGGTTGCCCACGACCTCAACATTAGTAGTTCCCGTTGGCACTTTAATAACATCTGCATCTGCATCGTTTTTAACAGTGACATCGTTGGTGGAACCCTGACCAGTAAGGATTAACCCCTCTGCTGATGTGAAGCCAATTGCTGCGTTGTCACCAGCGGCTGTGTCACCGCTTGGCTCAAAGGTCGTTGCTGCCATCAAGACGTTACAGGTCAAACTGGTATCAGCCGCATGGGTCAGAGTGACATCGCCATCTGCACCAAAAGACAACACGGCAGAGTCAGATTTAAGTTTTACGTCATCTGTAAATTCAACGTCATCTGTTCCTGTTGGTATAGCTATGACAGTAGTGTCAGCATCATTTTTGACACTAACATCGTTAGTTGACCCTTGACCTGTTATGACAATGCCATCTGCTGATGCAAATCCGATTGCGGCTGCATCTCCTGCCGCTGTATCGCCAGTGGCTAAAAGAGTTCCTGCCGCTGTAATATCTCCAGCGACAGTAACATTCGTTGTGCCTGTTGGTATTTCTAATACGTCAGCATCTGCGTCATTTTTAATGGTGACATCGTTAGTTGACCCTTGACCTGTCAGAATCAAGCCTTCTGTGGAAGTGAAGCCCATAGCGGCTCCATCTCCTGCTGCTGTGTCACCCGTTGCCTGTATTGTGCCAGCAGAAACAATGTCACTGGCTGCGTTGAAAGTACCAGCAATATTTAAATCAGTCAGTGCATCTACGACTGCTGCACCGCTACCAGCACCATCTAAATAAACAATAGATGCCATGCCGTTTGGTATGGTGACGGTTGCTCCAGAACCTTGCTTAATAATTATATTCTGAGAGCCACTGGTTGCGTTTTCAATAATGTGTACGCGACTTAAAGTGTTTGGAGCTATTGTGATAGTACACGCTGAATCTAACGTTCCGGTGTACTTAACGAACATCGCACGAACTGGATCAGTAGAGCCGTCTGCAATTGTGCTTGTATGTGTGTCTGCGTTTGTAGTGATTGCTTCTGTGCCAAAGCCCAGTGCTTCACCGATTAACTCAAGGTTAGTGTTTGTCTTCGTACCCCACGTCCCTGAGTTTTCGCCAGTTGCCATCTCCTCTAGTCGGAGATCATTTACAAAGGTACTAGCCATCTAAATCACCTTACTACTATTTCTGTATACGTTGTCCCCGGCGAAGGGACTATTGTGGTATACGTTGTCCCCGGCGCAGGTATTATTTCTCCCCATATTAAAACACCACGAGAAGAGATTGAACCTGTAGCGGCTAAACCTGTTACTGTGATGTTAGCATCGCCCGTCACACTGCTCGTGCCCAACGATGATGTCATTCCACCCATTGTGTTCGTGGTAAAGAAACTACCTAAAGTTGCTGTACCAGAAACACCGTTCTGTGTTTCAAAGACAATGCCTAAACTGGCTGTTGCCCCTAATCCGGTTGCGGTGATATTAGCATCACCTGTCGTTGTTACTGATCCAACAGATGCCGTGGCATTTGTTCCAATCGCTACATCGCTACCCCAGCCGCCTTCGCCCCAGCCGGTGGTGGACGAGTTCCACCCTAGTCCGAGCGAGACAACAACGCTGGTCATTACGCGATCCTAATTATCGCGTTACTCGCATCTGCTGTTGGAAACACAATTGTAAAATCGCCAGAACTCGCTGCTTTATCGGCACCAAAATCCAAAACAGCCACAGATGGATCACCACTTGCACTGTCGTTAAATATTAAGCCCCCGCGAACAGAAGAAATAGTTACGTTAGAAAACACTTCATCTGCAAAATCAACAAGAGCCGTTGTGCCACTCAAAGTAGGATTAACAGGATTTAAAGCCTGTCCTTTTGCAGAATAGTTCGTTCCACTAATTTCGTTACTGGTTGTATATGCTGTTGTAGCAGCATTAAAACTAGCACTGTTGTCATACAGAGCTATATTAAATGTATTGCCACCACTCGCTAAAAAGTTATGCTTTCCCTCCAACAACTCTTGTTTGAAGGAACTACATAAAAAGTTTCCACTAAAAGCCATCACAGTCTCCTTATGTATTCAGCCAACTTGTCATGGCCTGAATCTTTAATTGCATTATACACAGTCGTTCGATCTGAACGAATCGCCTGTTTCATGTACAAAACAATGATTTTTTCAAGATTCGCACGAAAAGCATGAGCTTGCTCTCTTACTTCTGGCGTGGCGTGGTCAGATATGCTGATAATTTTATTAACACACCGGGCCGTAACTTCTTCAGGGGTCTGACCTCTGTTATCAGTTGTTTGTATCTCAACCTGAAATGCCGGTCCAAAGTCCATGCTCATGCCATTCATCATTGTTTCTGCCTAACCACCTTACCTGCACGATACTCGTGTGTAACTTCTTTCGCTTCGCCAAGCATCTTCAACGTGCTTATCGCTTCAACTAGTCGAGCGTTGTAATTTTGCAACACATCTGCTTCACCTTTCATAAAAGTGTATGCCTCATAAAGAGAGCCGTACAAAAGAGCAAGCTCTGCGTTTTCCGAAAGCCATGTTGTGCCTGAATCTCCGCCTGTCGTTAAGCTTCCTGGTCGATAGTAGTAATGTAATTCAACAGCAAGCGCACTAGCAGGGGTTGGTGCAATAATAAAGTTGCTCACATCAAACACTGCATAGTATCTGGGAGTGCCTGTTGTAGCAGCATTAGGTGTAAATTCTTGTAAGAAGTTAACGTCTTTGAAATCTAAGAAGTTTTTATTACTACTGCTATCTGTAAACGACAAAGAAAACGGTGCTAGAAAATCACTTGGTATCGCCAGAAACTGATCTGACGCACTAAAGTTGGCTGTTACGTTTTTACGAAAAAACGATAGTTGAACGCTTTTTAGGATGCGTTCCTCTGCCGCTCTGATAAACAAAGGAAGATTGTTGACGAACGTTGTCTCTGTGTTTTCAGTGTAGTCTTGTATCGCTGTTTTTAACGTTGCAAGTGTAAAGCTCATGTTGTCACCGTAACCTCACCCACCTGACCAAAAGATACTAGCCTTGCCGTGGGTAATCCGACTGAATCAGTAAGAGTAAAAACAGATACGGTCTCTGTTTGATCTGGACGCGGATCGCGGACAGCTTGTGGATCAGATACGTTGTTAGGTGCTTCTAGTTGTGGGTGCTTTGGCTCATACTCGTCCGGTCCAACAATTAGCCCCGTCCACTCTTTACGCATCTCACGAAGACGGTAACGGAACCCAGACCTGTCTGAGATGCCGTATGTTTTTCTTGCAGAAGCATATCTAGCCATATCAGAACCTTATGTACTGGATATCTGGCTGAAGTTTCAAAGACACTCGATCCTCGTCTTCGTCTGCCGCACGTTGAAACTCTTCTTCATACACTACTTTTAATAACTGCACTCTTTCAGGCGCACGTTTTAGGGCCAGATAGTAAGCCAGACCAGCAACCATGCAAGGTAGAAAACGATACGGCAAATCTGTTGTGTTAACCAAAGTGTCGGCATCTTCTATCCTAGTGATGTAGTAATACACAAGTATGTCAGAACTGTTCTCTGGTGTAGGCCAAAGCGTGATCTCAGGACTAATCTGACGGTTGAAGTAAAACTGTGACGGTCTTCCTGATGTGGTTTTGACAGGAATATTTAGAAACTCACTACGGCTTATACGATCAACACTAAAATCTGTGCCACTGCGACGGATAGCAACCTCAAGAATATCACTCATAGGAGTGGCTAATCCGTTGCTTGACGTATAAGCAGCCGTGCCTGATGTCACAGTTAATGTGCCCTGACGAACTGTCCATAGGTTTACCCCACGGTTCGCCCACTCTGAGAACATGATGTTTAATGATCGACGTGCAGTTTTAGCGTCATAGCCTGTTCGTAATTCAAGCCCACATCTTTCGTAGGCTTCTTCAATTACATCTGCAACGTCAAGATCAAAGTCTGTTGATCCTGAAGTTGCCATCTAACGCTTCCGTTTAACCATTCCACCCTTGGCTTTCTTGATCATTCCACCCTTGGCTTTCTTGATCATTCCACCCTTGGCTTTCTTAACCATAGATCCTTTTGAACGTCGCACAACGCCACCGTTCATTTTCTTGATCATACCGCCTTTGGCTTTCTTGATCATTCCACCCTTGGCTTTCTTAACCATTTTACCTTTGGACTTCTTACGAACCGGCATCTTACATTACTCCTTACTTACAGTTTTTTGGTCTTTCGACTTGTCTTTCGCTTTGTTCGCACCTTTGCTTTAGGTGTATTAGCGACTACAGTTTTACCTTTCGCTCCTGCTTTTTTCTTTTTTCGAGCGGTTGCTGCACGTTCGGAACGTGAAAGACTCCTGGCCTTTCCTGCTGGTAAGCAGCGATCAGGATTCTTCTTATCTTTGCTTGTGCCACAGGGTCCTTTGATCTTCCCGTCTGTTCCGATCCGCACCCAGTTTTGTTTGAGCCATTTTTTTAACTCGCCCATCGCACAACCCTTATGTCACATATCGTAGTCTAGCACTATCTCTTCACCTTCTTCTATCTTGTGAAGAGTCACTAAGTTGTAGACTTTGTAATCATCCCAATCTTGAGACAACGCTAAATAACAGTTGGGCTCCTCTGAATGGTTGATAAAACCACCCAGTGGAGTTCGTATATACCCAGCAATCATAGGCACTTTAATATGTGTGCTGCCCAAATCAAACGCTTCTTCTATACTTTGCGTAGCAAAAATACCTAACCCATCTATATCACTTTCACCCACCGTCACTTCTTCAGGTAACGGTTTGTAGTAAAACCTGTCGTATCTAAGCCTTGCCAAACTGTCTCCTGATTGCTTCTTTGCCCCGTTTGGCTATTCTAGCTTGTTCTTGTTTACCAGCTACTTTTGCTCTTTGTTCCATAACGGTCAATATCTGTATCTTTCTGGCAAACGGTTTCTTAACCTTTTTAACTTTTGCTACGGTGTCTCTAGCATCCTGAACCGTTGCATATTTTATCCTAACAGTGTCTTTAGGATTTTCGTCTGTATACAAACGTCGTCCAGAGCCTTTAGGCTTTTTACCTGTTCCTTTTACCGGATCTTTTTTTCTTGCCACTGATTACACTCTGTAATGTTTTAGCTTGTCCAGCATGAGTCTTTGATGCTTTCTTCAAGGCACTAATGACTTTCTTCACTTTGCTTTTAGCACGTTTAGCAACCATCTTAAAACCTATACACTAACTGTTTTCTTTTTACGGTCAGGCATAACTGCTCCACAGCCTGTGGCAACAAACCCACCGTTCTTCATACCTTTAACAGAAGTATTTATTAAACCGCCGTCCTTCCTGCCTTTACGTTTGCCACCTTTGGCTTTCTTGGCATAGTTAGGATCTTTACAGTATTTCGATGCAGCAAGGTTTGCATACGCTGACGGATAGGTATCAAAAGTTCGTTTAGCCCAAGCTTTGCCCTCTGGACAAATCTTACCGCCTTTTTTCTTAGCCTTTTTTGCCACGCTTCTTTCTCCCTGCACAATATGCTCTTTCGGAAAAACCTTTTGGTCTGGCACAATTTACAGACCGCTTTCTTTTAGCACTCCACTTCTTCTTTTGCGGAGGCTTTGAAACCTGCTTGGACATACTGCTACGTCCCATAGCCATTAGACTAATTGCTCCGCTACTGCTGCCGCAACTATCAATACAGCTAGACCCCACAAGCGTTTGTCTAATTTGTCCAAGGTTTTTCTTTGTTCGTGCAATTGTTCTTCAATGCGTTCATAACGCATGTTGCACTCTGCACCATGTTGCTCAAGCTTTGCTAAGACTTCTTCTGCTTTCACGTTAGCATCTCCATCTTCTTCGAGCTTGTCGCAAACGGCTATTAGGATCTTTTGCTGCTTTTGGAAACTTCTTCATCTGACCTGCGGATCGGGCGCAGAAGGACTTTCTTCGAGCTTTTTCTTTTGCTGTCAGGTTCTTTTTCTTAGTAACGGCAGTTTTAAGCTTGCTACCAGGATTGTCCCGTCGGTATTTAGCAACCCCCGCCTTGGTCATACCCGCACCGGCTTTAGTCGGACGAAAGTATTTTTTCGTCTTAGGGGGTTGCTTGTCCCTCTTTCTAGGCATGGAAAAAGGTCATCATGTCAATGGTTCCAACGGTGTACTGAACCGACATACCATTATCAAACAAAATACCTTGTTCTGGTATTGTTCGATCAAGGGTAGTGTTATCAGTGCCTATTGTCCTTGACTTGAATAAGGCTGTGCCAGACTCTGGTGTCCCATTAAAATATTGGATAACACCCGGCGTTCCTCCTGAAACAACAGAAAAGCCTTTCAACCTTATTCTTTCCGAACCTAGAATTGCCTCCGCGCACAGCGTACCCGATCCCACCTTGATATTCGCAGCATACTGGGCTGAACAAACTACAGACGATACCGTAAGAAAAAGCTTTGTCCCTGCAACCGCTTCTGCACTACCTGTAGAAGTGATGGTTTCAGTCAACGTATCTCCGAAAACATCCGTGCCAGTGATGGTCGTTGTTTTCTCGTTATCGCCTGTGCCTGTTGTGGTGACAATTATATTTCTAGCCCCACCACCGGCAAACGTGGTATTAGCCAGTGTTGCCGTTGTGTTGGGTCTAGCAGCAGTGACAATGCGATCATCATCAGATGCATTTTCGTCACTGATAAACTTTGCCTTTACATCTGAACCAGACATATAAAACTCCTC